ATTACACCCATCCGAAGACGACCACGACTGTGGTTGTGGTGGCCATGAGGGTGGTTGTGAATGTGAAGACGGGAAAACAGAGGTAGAAATTATGTCAGAAGACAAAGTAGAAACTAATGTAAAGTCCGATGCAGAAGAGATTGTCGAGCGCGAATTCGCTTCATTGAAATCGCAACTTGAAGAAGCTAATGCAAGTTTGAAAGAACAGCAAAAAGCTTTTGAAGAAGCACAAAAAACGATTGAAGCATTCAAGAAAGCAGAAGAGAAGAGAGCTGAAGAAGAAGCAATAGCAAGAAAGAACGACCTTGTAAAGAACGTTATTTCTCGTGAAGTCCTTCTAGGAACTCTATCTGATGACAAATCTGATTCACGTGTAGAGGAACTCTCCGCATGGGATGAGCAAAAGCTGACTGGTTTCAGCGAGGCTTTAGCAGCAATGCCAGAGCCAGAACAGGACGTCGAACGTTCATTCGGAAAAGGAAAAGCTAACGAAGGTGAAGCAACTCCAGAAACCGAAAGAAAATTCGCCGTTAAGATGGTCGATGGACGAATAGTCCTCGATAAAGATGTATTAAGAGGTGAATAATAATGGCAACAGAAGTTTTAGTAAACGACGGTGGTGCACCAGCAAGAATTTTACCATTCACAGCTGGTTCTTCATTAACAGCCGGACGGGTAGTCACAATGGCTTCCGACGGTGAGATTGACCATGCGGCCTCAGGCGCACATTATGTATTAGGCGCAGCATTCGTAGATGCAAACTCAGGAAACACAGCTAGTGTTATCTCTGGACGTGGTGTCATCTTACAACTTGCAGTATCAGGAAACGTAGCAATAGACGCAGGGACAACCCTAGACGTGTCTAATGGCGGTGATGGTGTATTAGTAAGTGGAACTACGAACAAAGTAGCAGCAGCTCTCGAGTCTGTAACTTCCGGAAGCTTGTCTACTATTAAATGTATGATGATTAGGTGATTTAGATGGTTAACGCAACACCCGGTTTATTGACTAGCCTTAATACTGGTTCCGTAGATGGAGGTCTCGGAGAGAGAGTCCTTATAGATTATAAAGACGCAATAATGGATTACAAGGTCACTGACCTACCTGTTATGGCTTTCTTCGCCGAGTCTATGACAACCGATACAGGCGGTAATATTGATATTACTATGGCACGACCCAGCATGAAGCTGGAACAATTAGATGAGGGAAACACTCCTCAATACCAACACACCAAGCTACGCTCCGAGCGTATTGGAGTGAAAGAATGGGGTATTGCAGTTGGTGTAACCCGCAGAATGATTGAAGATTCAAGATTCAACGAAGTTGAAATGGCTTTGAATGAAGCTCGCAGAGCTGTTGACCGACACATGACTGAACACGTAGTGAAAGTCGTTTTCGGTGGAGCAGCAGACAGCACATTCGGAACTATCGCAATTAACGCTGATACAGCTGAGTCTACAATCACAACTTTCTCAACTAACCCTTACGGTGGTTATTTCGGAAGTGGTATGACAGCTAGCGATATTGACGCTACAGGTTCAAGATTAAATTCTTACGGTAACGAAAGTAACGCAAGATTAATTCGTGACATGTACTTCAAAGCTGGTTCAACTACTTCAGGAAACATTGCAGTAAGCGACGTTACGGACGCTATGGACAGAATAGGTGCACACGGTTATAATGCCACACACTTGTTCATATCCCCAGCTCACTACAAGTCATTACTTGACATGGCAGACTTTTCAACTGTCTTCTACGGAGGACAAGGTGGAGCAGCAGGCACAATCAACGCCTCTGGTAATGCAGGAGCTTCAACTGGTGCAATGATGGACAACTCTTTCCTAGCAGGCGCTAACCAAAATTACGGTGTCGTAGGAAATATTTAT